TCCAAATTTAACGTAGGCTGAGTTAACATCTTCGCCTTCTGGCAATTGCACAATAGTAACGGGGAGTTCCCTAGCCAGTGAGCGTGCGAACTCTGTGCCTGGTTGGTCACCATCGGCAAAGACAAATACTCTTTGAAAGTCCGCGAGTAAGCGAGTGTAATGTTTCTTCCAACTATTAGCCCCAGGCACACCGACGCAAGGGATACCAACACAAGCAGAAAGAGTAATAGTATCAAGTTCACCTTCACACACTCCAATGTAATCGTTTGCTTTATCTATATCTAATACGTTGTACATCTTGGTATCAGCACCAGTCATACCCATATACTTTGGTTCAACTGCAGGGTTTAAACTTCTAAATCTTAAATCAACTGCCCCAGTTTTAGTTATATAAGGTATGGATAATCTTCCGTGAAACGCTTCGTGTCCTACTTCAGGCTCCGCGACTACGCCTAATTGAGCCAGCCGTGCCACTTCCAATGGAATGCCTCTGTTTTTTAGGTAATCTTCCGCCAGATAAATGTTTGCCGCGTATCGTGCTGCCGCTTTGTCCAGTAATTCCTTCTGCGATGCGCTCTGCTTCACGTATGGTTACCCCTTCTTGTAGGCTTATGATTTGTAAACTGTTACCTTGCACTCCGCAGGCGAAACAGAAGAATATATTATTGTCAAGATTCGCAGTTCCTGATTGGTGCGTATCGGAGTGGAATGGGCACTTGAGATTAACTTGCCCGTGAGTTTGTCGTAGACTTGCTCCGTAGTGCAAAAGGATTTCTCTAATGCTTGGTAGGTCATTGTCATTTCTTCTCACCATAACCTGCCTCTCTTAAAAGATTAACTACATCTTCTAGTCTTAACACTACAACCCAATCTTTAATTCTTTCTTCACCTTGACCATTAAGTCTTAAACAAACTAAACCAAGTATGCCAGTCTTAGCACGTTCCTTTAATTGCTTGATGGCACTAGATGGATTAAACCCAGTTCGTGCTTTCACTTCCCAATCTATACCAACACAGCCAGTTATGTCTGTACCACTGCGCCCTGCGCCAGTAGACTCTGCATATGGAAATCCATTGACTGCTAAGTATTCAGCCACTACTTTCTGACTTCGGTATCCTCTATGCTTGCGCGACTGGCTCATTGTTCCAATCCGATGCCCTACAGTCTTTGCATAAAATTATTTTAAAGTTCATACCTATTTTGACATAGGCATATTCAATACATCCAGAACGTTGACATTTTCTTTTAAAAGCACCGTTAACTAGCACTCTTATCTTTTCTAAGAATGCGAACAGCCCAATCTAATCCTTGGTTAAGACCATCACCCCATTCATCAGTAGCGATAATCTTTGCTTCTTCAATCTTTGCAATAAAGTCTTTCATCTCTGCGTTAACTTCAAGTAAAACAAGACGACGAATTTCCTGTGTCATATCATCTTCTTCTTCTCTAATCACACTTACTCCTTAAATTGTTCGACTGGCACTCGCCAGCCCTCAATGTAAGAATCATACCATTCGTCAGTTATATAGTCGGTAGGCGCAATGTGTCCGTATACCTCAACCTCTGAATAGTATTCAGTGTCTAACACCTTAGCCCCAAAGATATAGTTGTTAAGGTCTTTTTTCCAGAAAGGTATTGAGGTTTGGGTTCTTATAGACCTAACCTCATAGTTCACCCCTACATCAGCCAATGATTTACGCTGAGGATGCAGTTGATTTGGATACCAAGGCACATTCCAAGACTGGTTATATTGCTTGGCTACTGCCCATTCACATACATTTGCCCTGATATTGGAGAGTAATTCGTGCTCAAGTTTGCCATCTATCTTGCCTTTGGCATAGTTAGGTTTATCTGTTGAACCAAACTTAGCCAGCCATCTTTCTACTGCCAGCATAGTGGCTACCCTGACCTCATCTTTATCTAAAGTTACTATCACTTACACTTCCAGCAATAATTATTTACTCTTAAGTTTACTTGATACACAAAAAAATCTTTAGAACATTTATAACAAGACACTTTAATTACGTTTGAACCATTTGCTTTTTTGAAATAAAATGGATTTCTAATCCTAAGTTGTTTAATCACGCCAAGCCATCATTGGATATTTAGTAAAGTTAATAAAGAAAAATAGAAAATCAAATCTATTTACCTTGGCTAGTATTGTATTTAAATTATCTTCTTCCATACTTATCAAAGGATATTTTTCATACCCAATACCAAAGCAGTGGATAGTATTAAAGCCAATAGTTATAGAGACGCTACCTATATCTTTAGTCAAACTAACCACCATTTTCTGGTATGTCAGACATAAACATAAACTCAGGATTAAAAGATAACCAGCAGTTTAGATTGGCGTTAGCGTCAGCCCGTCCATATCTATTCTTTACAGGAGCAACAGCCATAGAAGTACCGACGACTCCAAGAGTACAAATAAGAGCGGGAAGTTGGGCGACTTTACCCTGAAGAGCCGAGCGAGGTTGACAAGGAGTGCCAAGTACAGCCTCAGAAGTATGGTGCAGAATAATGACAGCAGCGTTAGTAGCACGAGCAAGGTATTTTAACTCCTTCATAATAGCCCTCATAGATGCGAACTCTTCGCCTCCGTCAGTTGCAATATCCATAAGGTTGTCAACAAAGATTGCTACAGGAGGGCAACCCCATAGTTCTTCAAAGGCTTGGACTTCTTCATCTATGTCTTGCAATGTAGGACTAGATTCAAATGACCAAACAATATGAGCACCCTTTGCTAATACAGCACGAGTCCAACCTTGGTCAGTATTCATCAAGTCTTCTACGTCAGTTTGATTCTTACCTGAAATCATTGAGGCTAATCGCATAGCCATAGTGTGAGCATTAGTGTCAGCAGATATGTATAGGCTAGGTACTTTCATATTTAATGCTAAGGCTAAAGCAAGAGTTGACTTACCTACGCCTGGAGTTCCCGCAAGCATAGAAACTTCTGCTCTGCGAAATATAATCTTGTTGCTTTCAAATGTTTTAAATACAGAAGGTAATGGTTCTCCGCCAATATCTTTTCTGCCTACGCTACGAACAAGCGTTCTCATTGCTCTCCTGCCTTAAGTTGGAAGAGGGATAAGTAATCCCCATTTGAAATTATCCCTCTACCAATTCTTATTCTAGTTCTGCTTGAACTAGTTTGCTGGCTTGCATTGTTCTGGTCCCTGTGGAAGTGGGCAAGACCAAAATGCGTAAGGCTTCCCCGTTGTCTTGCTGACTCCACTGCGATGTGTTCGCGGTCCGTGTATACAAGTCGGAGTTGATAGACCTGCCGTAGCGGATGGAGCCGATTGCGGGGCGGTTGTTGAGGTAGGCGATTGCACTATGCCTGCTGTTGAACCAGTGGTCCCCAAAGGGGCTGCGGTGTAAGCACCTTGAATTAACTTTCCTGTCGCTGCTATTTGAGATGAGTAATCACTCACACCCTCAAGCATTACAGATAATTCTTCGGCTGTTTGTGCACGTATGTTAATCAAGTCTCCTGTTGGAGTTTTATAAGAGACTTGTAGTTTCCAGTCTTCCATTGCCATTTATTTATCCTTTGTGAATTGGCAGTGTTCTGTGAGTCCACAGTAACTGCACGATTGTAGGTTCGGTAGAAATATACCAGCCTTACGAGCCTTATCAAAGCCTGACACAAAATATTCTAGTGTGTCTAAGGTATATCTACTTAGGTCAATCATCTCCCCTGTCCCTGACTCACGAGACATCCAGTAATTACCTAGATTGACTTTAACACCAAGCATCTCTTCTACACCGACTTTATAAAAGCCTAGTTGTAAATCAGATATTGGTTTACGAGAGGAAGTCTTGAGGTCGACAATCACAAGTTGTCNNACGACCAGCAACGCGAGCAATTGAAAAATCTAATCCTTCAGTTTCTTTAGCCCAAGCCTTGTCCCATAAATCATTCATTTTCTAGGTCATACATTTCTGTTGCATAGTGAAAGGCTCTGCCACCAGCAGACCACACAGATGGTTCTTCTTCTAACTTCAGTAATCTTCCTAAGTAATACTGATAACCACAAGTCAGATAAGTTGTGAATGCGGAATAAGATATATGAGGGGGAAGTTCATATCCATCAAGTTTAAGCATATTTTCTCCTGTCTTACATTAGACTAGATGATTCTCCTACGGAGGACAGGAGAGTACTCAACATAAAAGAATCATCTAATATTTAGTTGTATATATATTTTGCCCTGTCGGGCAATTAGATTTAGGAAAGCCCCCCCTACCCCCCCATAAAAATATGAGTAGGTAGAGAAGACATAACCCTGTCGGTTTAACCGTCATTGAGGTTTCGCCCCCACCATTGCTGGTAA